TACGAGATAGCTTCAGGTGACTGGAGTTCAGACGTGTGCTCTTCCGATCTGTTAATTGATTCAACCACCAGGTTGCAGGGAAGAACTGTCTTGAATAAATAAGCCAGGTCATCCTGCTGACCCTGTTTTTCAAGGTGTGTAACCACCTTAATTTTGTACTGGTCATTGTAGATTGTTATTTGAATGTTGTTATTCCCCTGTAAGGATGCAAGCTTTGAAGGAAAAGATTTCAGGGTGTAGGGAACAGTATCATTCCACCTGGTCAGAACCCTTGACTGCCTTGCTTCCAGTGGGTCACTTGGTAATGGATATATGCCTAACATCCTTTCAAATCGTGCAATGCCATCTTCATTGCAGTAAAGAATGAAGGTGTTATCCAATACCACCTGACCTTCATCACTGACCGCTTGAAATTCGGGATTTTCAGCGGTCATAATTGCTTGCATTTCCCTGTATCCTTGAAGGAATGGGGGAAGGTAATCAATCAGGTTTATTTCTCTGCTCATGCTGTGATAGTTCCTAACACAGGTATTTGGAAAGTAGTCAATGTCAGATTACTTGCCAGTGTGTTGATGGTTGTTCCCGAAATATCAATGATACCTTCAATTGCAAGCAGTCTTGTTTCAATCTGTGCTATTCTGACAATCAAATTGCTTTGATTTGCCCAGGATGTTCTTAATTCAAGCAGGTAATCTTCAATCACCGCAGTTGCTTGTGCTTGAAGTGATTCCCACGAATACCCACTGTCAAAGGTTATGGTTGCATCAATATCAATGGTTACTTCTTCAACTGTGTCCACTGTTACTGTGTGACCAATCGGGGCAATACCCCAACCTTCACCCTGTGGTGCAGGGTCAATTGCATTCTGAACAAATTCAATCAGTGTGGGTGTTGCCTGGTCATAATTTGAATCAAGAATGGTCAGTTTTACTGTTCCACCGCCATCCCACAATGGTGTGACCTTGGTTGACCCAACACCTGGAAGTGAATTTGTTTTGGTCAAGTAGTCTGTGATGTTGCCACCATAGCTTTTTTCACCGAATGATGCAAAATAACGCTGCCTGAAAACCTCTGTTGCTTCTTCATCCTCACCTGGAATCAGAACCTGTGTCAGCTTTGCTGTTTCAAGTCCTTCAATGTAATCAATAGGAATGATGTCATCCAGGTTCTGATTGCCAACTGTGCCTTCCGTTTCACACATCACCTTGTAAATACCAGGTGAAATCTGTTCAGTGACAATGTAATTCAATGAACCAAGATTGAACCTTTTGTTCATCACATCAATGTTGTCAGGTGTGAATTCGCCTTGTAATATCGCATTGGTTGCAGGTTCAGGTTCAAGACCTCTTTCTTTTGCCCTTCTGATAAGATAGTCCCTTGAAGCAGTGTCACCGAAAGCTTCATTCAGTATCATGTCAAATTGCATGTATGCTAGGGTAAGTTCTACCGCAGCAGGGGCAAGTGCATCATAAATGATGCTGCCTTCACGCTTGTTCATTGTGTCAGGCACTCTGTCAAGCATCCTTTGCAAGATGACTTCATAAGTCATATTTTCATACATCAAAAATTCACCACCTTTTCTGTTTGAATATCACCAAATATGGTGTGTACTGTAAAGTTGCATGTTATCTTTCCTTTGTTCACTGAAAAATCAAAGTTGTCAACACTGATGATTCGTTCATCCCATGTCAAAGCTTCTGTGATTCGCCTTTTCAGTTCAGGAATGACATAACTTACTGGTTGACCGTAAAGGTCAACAAGTTCAATCCCATAGTTCCATGAATAAATAACATACCGATACCTTTCGGTGTTCAGTGTGCTAAAAATCACCTGAACCATTGCATCAAGCTTGTCAGCATATCCCAGGATGATGCTTTCATCAAGATGCATTTTATATGTTTTGCTTGGTTGTTCTTCTATCACAAAATCCTGTGCAAGGAAACCATTTGTTGATGGTATCATGTGACCAACCTATCCCACACAATGTATTGCTGACCACCTTGCACCCTCAAAAGAAGAACCATATCACCGACAACCAAGCTATTGTGAACAGTGATTTCCTTCTTTCCTTTGACCTGATGCTTGTGGGTGTTGTTTCCAGTGGTTGAACTGCTGCCATCATCTGTATAGGAATGATTGTGTGTCACATCCTCTGTGTAGTGGTCAACAGTGATGTCAGTCTTGTAATCGGTCACATTCCTTGTCAAAATCAATTGTGCTTCGGTCAGTGTCAGCTTCTGTTCCACATTGATTTTCAGTGGTGTGATGGAAGTCACCTTCCCGAACATCACCACACATGGTTTTGAAGCTTCAACCGCATCCAAAGCTGCCTTCTTTATCAATTCAATTAGATTAGGCAATGAATTCACCACCTTTCAATGTTATTTCCATCTTGTGTTCACTCTCATTGAAGGTGTGTTTGCACCGTTCAACAAGCATGAAGTTCTGAACAAGTACATCACCCAGGTTCAAATTCACAACAACCATGCTTCCTGCTCTGACCTTTAAGTTGCCAAGGGCATTTGTGATTTTCAGGTTTCTTGTCTTTGCATTATAAAGTGAAAGAAGTGCATTGACCTTTGCCTGACCGTTTTCACCTTCCTGTAAAGTGTCATAGTATTGCAGGATACCCCAGTTGTTTATGTTGTTTGAATCCTGTGCAATGTAAACTTCCCTTTTTCCTGTTTTTTCGTTTTCATACACCAACTTGATTTTATTATAGGTCTGTGAATCAATGGTTGATGTATAGTCAAAATTTTCACCTGTTTCTTCATCAATGACCACACCAAGCTTCATTCTTTCCAGTGCCTTCAAGGTAAGCTTCCCAAAGTCATCATACAGAACATACATGGTCTTTTTATTGGTTAGTTCCAAGTCCAGTGCATTCTGAACCATGTCAATCAGGGTTGTATTGTCCTCAACCCTGGAAGCTATGATGTAACTGGTGTTTTCAATCGTTCCAAGGTTCAGGTTGTAGTCATTGGCAACCATCTTGATGAATTCTGATGCAGTCTTGTTTGTGTACACATAGGTGTCTTTATTTTTCAAATACCGCAGTTGGTCATATGCTGTGACAGTGATGTTCTGTTCCTTATCACGCTTCTTTGTGAAGATGAAGCCATAAAACAGGTTCACACCATCAACAGTCAATCTGACAGGGTTTCCTTCGGTGAAGCTGATGTTTTGGTCTTTCACAACTGTGAATGTCAGCTTCCCAGGTGAACCCTTTCTTTCTGTTTCCCATGTAATGCCTTCCTGCACAATAGGGGCATACACTTTGTTTCCGTTCTGAATTAGTAATTCAACATTCAAAGTGTCACCCCCTTATACAGGTATTGTCAGAACCTGACCGACATAAATCAAATTAGGGTTCTTCAAAATCCCTGTGTTTGCATTGAATATCTTCATGTACTTTGAACCATCACCATAATACTTTTTTGCAATACCCCAAAGGGTGTCACCGCTGACAACCTTGTGTGTTTTGGGTGTCACCTTCGGTGCAGGTGATGTTTCAGCAGGTCTTGTGTTCTGAACAGTTGCAACTGGTTTATCCTGCTTGATGGTCACATTGACAGTCTTTGTTCCATAATCTCTGTACTGCTTCAACTTGATTTCAACATTCACATCAAAGCCATTCTTGCTGTCCTCAATTATTTTGTAATCTTCCAAGCTGACCTTGATGTTGGTGTCAAATAGAAGCTTCCCATTCGGGTAAGTTCTTGACACAATGAACTGGAATGGTTTCTGACTTGTTTTCAACTGTTCCAGTTTATCAAGAAAAGCATCAGCCTTCTGAAAACCGTTCTTATATACCGCAAACGGATATTTTGTTTGTGGTAACAAGGCGGTGAATGATATATCTGTCAACCCTGCCTTCTTCAAAACATTGATTTCACCTTCATTGATAAGCACCAAGGTTTTGTTCTTGTTATCTATGCTGATGGACAGTTTTGAAGGGGCAACAGGTAACAGCATTGAATCCATGTAAAAATCATAAGCCATTATTTATGCACCCCTTCCGCAGCCATTTCAAGTGTTTCATTGACCTTTTCTTCAAGGTAAGCAACAACACCATCCAAATCCACTTCTGAATTCGCAGCCTTAATGTCAGATGAAAAGTTCACTGTAAGTTCAGCAGTAGTGAACCTGTTGACAGCTTCCCTTTCAGCCAGGTCACGCAGGTATTTCAATTCTTCATCCGTTATTTCCATTGAACCTGCAATGCTGTCTGTGTCATCAGCTATGCTTGACAGGTACTGTGAAGGGTCATATGCACCTGTGTAATCATTAGCATCAGGAATTTCAACACCAAACAAACTTGCAGGGTCAAAGTTTCCAATTGCTTCTTCAAGATTTTCACCTGCTTTGTATCCTGCATCCCAAGCATCACCATATGCCCACCTTTTCAGACCCAGGCTTTCAACACTCAAATCCAGTTCATCCATGACATTCTGATAATTTTCATTTGGTGCATACTTTGCAACCGCTGCATCAGCCATGTCTTTCAGACCTGACCGCCATCCTGCAACTGAATCTGCCATCTTTGACCCAAAAACAAAGTCCAGTGCAGATGCAATCTTTTCAAGGATAGCAAGCACACCATCAGCCATGCCCTGGAACAGGTAAATGATTGATGATATTGGATTTGTGAATACATTTCCTATGAAGTTAGCAAGCTTGATGAACGGATTGACCATTGCTTCAATAATGCCAAAGACCAATTCCAACAATCCCAGGAACAAGTTCCAAAGGAAAGCACCAAGGGTTGCAAATGCCCCAAAGATAATGCCTGTTGCACTGACTGATGTTCCTGCAAATTTGTTGACTGCTGCAACTACCAGGTAAAGCAAAGCAATCAGGGCAATTA